GCGTGTTTGATATCAGTCATAAGAGTTTCTACATTGTTCTTTTCTCTTTGGTACTTCTGTTTATTGGCAATAGCATTCTTAGAAGCAATATATAGCGCAAGCACCAAAGCCCCTATCAAAACATATTGCCAATTTTTCAATATAAATCTCCACATACTACTTTCGGTTTACAGTAATCCAAACTTCTTCTTTTGCATCAAGAGCCCTTTTTATCAGATTCTTTACTTTAGTAGTAACATTAAACTGATTCTGTAACAGTTCTTTTCCGGGAACTTTATCGCCTGTTAAAATGCAGCCATCGGTATGATCCACATTACCACCTGCGTGGATAAGAATACCAATAAAATGCGGCACATTTTCCAATAACGGGTAGTAATTTTTAAATTTTGGAGAATAATGCCAAATTATTTTATACTTTCCTGCGGGTATACAAGTTTTCCCATAAACTTTTTCTTTACATTTGCATCCAATGCCTCTTGGTGTATTTGGGCACGTAGCGGGCAACTTACGATACGTGTCTTCCAAAGTGTCCGCAATTTTTAACCCATTTAAATATAACTCCCCCATCGTTGCGGTGGGGGTAAACTCTATACTATTCAATATCAGTTCCATAAGACACAATTTTTATTGATTAATTTCTTCAGGCGGACAAGAAGTTGGTGGAAATTCCTCATCATTGTCTATCACCCTATTTATTTTTCTCTTTGTTATTTTGCGAATAGCCTTAAAAACTGGATGTTCACTGATATCGCCTGCATTTTCTAAAAAACTCCAGAACTCAGTACCGCACACAAATCCAGCTACCATGTTAGCCAATTTCAAATCAACGAAGTCAAATATCTTTTCATCCAAATAAAAAGCCAATGAAACCGCAATTAATGAAAAAGCTAACTTGTAAATCGTATTCCATGCTTTTGCACTTTCAAAATACCATCTTGTCTTTCTTCTTTTTGCACGTTTGTAGGAAGCAATACAACCCACTACAAAATCAACTCCAATAAAAATAAAAACCCCTATCAGCATATCTTGTATAGGTGCAAACGATCCCCACAAAGCCGTTGCCACTCCAGATGCCCACTGTAAATTGAAATTTCTAACTTCCGTTTCCATTTTCCCGTTCTTCTAATTTGCACCGTAAATTTACACTTAAATTTTTATTTTACGCCTAGTTTTGTCCAACAGGGAAAAATACTGGAGCCAAATCATCGTACAATTGTGTTTCGCCCAACTCATCTGTCATAACATTTCCTTCCAAGTCACGCATCACAAATTTCTTAATACGAGGCAACATATATTCAGCGACAGGTTCATCGATATTTGGCTTAAACCATTCAGAAGCCACATAACGTATTCCCTCAGCTTGTTTTACAATTTCAAGCAAGTTATCCCACTCAACTTTTTCTCCTGGCTGCCAGAAACGCCAATCTAAATATTTTGTCAATCCAATTTGAATATTTTTTCTTACTGTAGCCACATCATTAGCAAATTCTGGTTCAAGTTCACAACGAAAATCAACCCCGTCTGAACCACCTACTTCATACCATGTAGCATTTTCCATTTTAATCCCCATTAAATTTCCATTCACAATCATATCTCCTATACCGAAATAAGGAGCCGCTTTTTCTAATAAGGTACTTAGCTCAGTTCCAGATAAAAATTGTCCGTTCTGAGTGGCAATTTGAATGTGAATAAAACTGTCTTCCATTATACCCACATACATAATTTTCAAAACACGGCTATCAATATTTTGAAATATCTGTGTCAGTTTTTCTACGGTGGCGGTAGCATATACATTTTGGTGATTTAGAATACGTATTCTAAACATCTCATCGTCTTCTTGGTCACGACCACCAACTGCATAATACTCATTAGTACATTCGTAGTGCCCCTGCGGTATAGGAGTGACAGTGACTATGCTATTCGCATCTACATTTGTGAACGCCCCCACACTTTCACTTCTCACTTTTACATAACCGTATCCAGTCTTGCCAACTGTCATTGTTTCTTCTACCTGAAACCTTACACCATCATTACTCACAAAGGTATTTACCCCTGCGGTGTAAACTGTGTTAGGTGCAGCATATACCCGAATATAAGTTGATGAACCTAAAGCTCCCTTTCTAGGGGTTACGCCAAACAAAGAAGCTGCCCTGTCTAAATAATCCCCTGCGGCTTCCTCAGGAAATATTTGAGCTTCTACAATAGCTACATCTTTTAAGGCTTTCTGAGCAACTTTTGCGGAGCCAAAGGCAACTCCATTCAAAACAGAATTATCTGTAATATCAGTTACTTTATCCGTTTTGTTTATAAATACCTCTACCCAAAGATTTTTCAGATAAGAGATAGTATTGTTTACTTTAGTTATCATATCTGGACATTTGTTTCTAAAAAGTTATTAGTTACTGTTTTAGCACTTAATTTCATAAAAATATTGTCGTTTTCTCGATACACGTCCAACAAATTAACCTGAACCCACCTTGCATCTCTTTGGAACATATTCATAATGTGTTTAAAAAGAGAAGGGTATTGCACCGCATTCACGCTTGATCCCGGAATATCGTTTGGTATTCCATAATCTAAAAATTCAGGAATAGCCCCTTTCACACAATGCAATATAGTATTGAATGCCTGCTTCACTGCCAAATCATATTCAACAACAGCAATATCATTGTTCTCAAACCTAAAATTAACATCCATATCTTTTCCTAATATTTTATCAGTTGTTAGATTATCAACAATATTAGGAATATCAAAATTACCAGATTGCCGTATGTTTATTTTAAACATTCCCCCAGAATTGCTTGTATCGTAATCTTCTTCTTCTACAAAATTATTCTTAGCAATATTAAACCAAGCATTTTGCGGGTCATTGCTTCCCAATTCATTTGCCACAATTTCAAAATCTTCTCTGGTTTTAAGCACTCTATTTAATGCTATATTAGAACCATACCGTCCGATTATCGCAGAACGTAGCCAACGTGAAGAATTGTTTATTGTCCAGAGTTTTGTTTGGCATTCAGTAAAAGTGTCAAGCAATTCCCAGCTACTAATACCTGTCAAGCTATTTGCCTTTAAAGTAAACAAAGGTTCTATCTCCCTTGCTTGCTTCATTAAAGTATCCAAACGCCCAAAACTATCGCCAACCGATACATTTGCCTGCCCCGTGTAATAACCGACTATTAATGGATAATAGGAATTACAAAACAAGGCAAAATCCTCAAAAAACGCTTTGATATTATACCCTGTCGCATTTTCAAATTTTCTTATTGCTTCAATCATAATATTGCACTCCTTATTCCTCTAGTCGCCTTTTCTACAACACTCGCCAATTCGCTAACCCCTGTTTGTATCAGGGACGGCAATAAATTTTCTGACAATGAAGCCCCCAGATTAGCCTTGCTTTGTACTGCCTCTAGTGGTGCTAATGTCATCATAGTCAGGTTATAATTCCAAATCATATTTTTGGACACATCCTGACTGTACTGAACCCCACTCGGGGGAATTGCCACCAAGTAGCTCTCCCCGAGTGCCATATTATAAAAATACAAACGCAACGGCTTTCCATTTTCACCAAGACCTACACTTTTATCTGCCATCGCTTTGAGTATCTTAATCACCCCATATCCTGTCTTTACGCCAACATCAAACTCCCCAAAATTAAGATTCATAGCTAACTTGGACTTAATTGATAACAAATCATATTTTCCATTGTTGACACTCCAAGCTGCCCCAGATTGTTTACCTCTTAAAATTTTGAATTGTCTACCAAATGATCCCTTTATATTGATTTCTTGCGGGGTGAACGATGGATTAGTAAGTACCGTTACACCTGCTAAAGATTTCTTTATATTGGTACGGGTAGGCTCTGTTTTTGAAATTGCATCAGGCAAAATAGGAAAGACTAAGTAATCAATCATATTGTCATCACTATCAGTAAGTTCAAGAGCAACCATATAGACCTCAAAATCGTTAGGATAGAGGCGGCTTATAGCTTCTATCCCAATCGAGCGTGTCATGTCCATCATGCTCTGTAACTTGCTTGTGAAAAAATTTGATGCCATAACTTAAATTTTTCTACAAATATAGCAATTAATTAAATTATTTTGCCCGGACTTGTCGTAGCACCTGATTGAGCAGCAGCCGTTCCGGTCGTTGCCACTGTAATTCCAGCAGGAACTTCGCCTGTCTTGACAAACTTATCAATCGCATCGGCTAAAGCGTCTGCGAACTTACTATCGTCAATTTCTGTTTCTTTACGCATCTTTGTCATCAAACTTAATATATCTGATGCTAACCCAGCTTTATTTAGTGCCATACGATTTATTTATTAAAGAATTGTTTCAATAATGCGGTTATCTGTTGAGTTTTCAAAATAGTCGGAGGGAGCGGTGTACCACTCGGACCAACGGGAGTGCTCACGGTTAACGTGGCAATAGCATCTACAATCTTTGTCAGTAATTCATTTAATCCTGTACCTGAATTTGTTATTGCCAATTTGCCATTGCTTAGTTCTATCACCATATTTTCTTGAGAAATAGTTAAAGTTCCTTCTTCCTGCTTAATAGTACAATCTTGAAATGTGGTTTCTGACATATCGGCATTTACCGTCTGCTTGTAATTTGTTTCGCCTGCTTTGGTTTCTGTCACAAACCCTTCTTTGGTTATAGTCGTCTTAGTAAAATCTTTATCATCCCCCTCACCATATGTCGCAGACATAGTTAAACTTTCCTTATTGATGCTAAAACCGGATAAATTTTCGGTTTCTGCATCCATTACATTAGCATGTAGGTTTTGGAAAGCTTTTATATGAACGTCTTTGTTAGTTGTCACGGCTACGTCACCAGCACTTTCTACATCTATAGTACTTTCTTCATTTCCTACGGCTGCAATTTTAATGCGGCTGAATTCTTGTCCCCTAACGACTATATTTAAAAAACCATCCTTCGCACTTCCCTTAATGCTCACCTCTCCTTTATCCCATGTCTTGGAAAAGCCTATTTCGGCATCATTACGAATAGTTACACTTTCATAGGAAGTTAACGTACCAACAATCATTGGCACATTCTGAAACGGTTGAGCAACCCAAACAACTGGAATGCCCTTTTCACCAATTTTCTTAGGAAAGACAATATTTTCAATAACTTCATTGGTAATGTAACAATCACTCATTACATTACCATCTAAGTCATCCATTATAGTTATGCGGTTTCTGCGGAAGCAAGACACAACATACTTATCTCTATCAACTCCCTCTGGAATGATTACGTAGCCAAAACCCGTTAGCTGCTGAGCCGTGCCAACTTTTTTAACAGGGGCTACCCCAGCTTTCTTTTTTGTTATCTTTATCATTTCCCTTCAGTTTTATAAAGTTCCCTATTCATGAAAAAATTAAACTGATCTTCATTTATACCAAAATTAGAAGGGGTTGAATTGCTGCCCCCTAACTGTGCCTTTTCGTCACTATCCCTTTGAGTAATTTCTTGCCTCATACCTTCTATATTAGCAATATTGAAATAAGAATACTGCGAACTGCGGGGAATATAATCCATTACCATACCACGTTCTACAGTTATAGTTGTCGTACGGTCTACCACATCATTAGAAAACACTGCGGTATTATTTACTCCAGTTACATAAAACAATTCGTTAGTCGGAGCTAAACGAATAAAAGTACCCACTTTAATTCTACGATCACCATTTATTGTAATCGTGCCCTTGCGGGTAAAAGGCAAATGAACGCTGCTTTCGACAACAAACAACATATCGTTTAAAAAAGCTTGAGATAGAGTATTAACTGCCTTTTTCTTATCTGATTCCTTTCCGTATAGGTAACTTTCACTCAAATAAATATCATTCACAATACACCGCTTGTTTCCATAAATTTTACATACCTGTTCAAAAAATATAATAGGTACAAAAGCTAATGAAGTAAATTGTGAATGTCCCATCATACTATTTTGCGGAAGTAAACGATACCACGCATAAGCTCTGTCATCGTACGATAAATCAATGCTAAACAAGTCTTCAGAGTTTACTGTCACATAATATTTATCATTACTGATAATATTTTCTACGGCTTGTGCAGTAAATGGTGGCTGGCGAACAATAAGTTCGAAACCGTTACCCCATGTATCTCCCCAAAATTCTACAAAAGGTTCTTGACAAACTTTATTAAAAAAGTCCATTAATGTTCCTTCTGGATTTACCAAACTCCTGTCCACTATTCTTCTATCATTCAGATTATCATCCACAAATAATTCTATCATTTGCCAAATACCATTTACCTGACCTTCCATGCCCTTATACTTATCATCCCCTGTTTCCACAGGATATTTCTTTGTAACTTTAGCACATGAGGCGAACACAGAATTATCTACAATTCCAATCGTAGAAAGCTGATTTATAACGAACCAAAGAACAGATTTAATTTTTTGAAAAGAATAGGCGAAATAGTAATCATAGGCTCCAGTCACCATGTTTCTTTTAAACCACTCACTTTCTGGATCGCCCCCATAAAACCATCTATCTTTATTTCCTTCCACATATTTCAAAGGGATAAAATAACTACCATCTTCTATTAAAAGCTTAGTATAATCTCTTCCAGTTATGGTGACAGTATAATCATTAGCTAATGAATTTACACTTAAATTCACGGTATCAACCAGCCCCATCATGTCCCAAATAACGTCAGAATTTAAACTAGCTGGTTGTACACGAGGATTACGAATACCGCCCAAACTTTTATCAATGTCTTCTTCCATTCTTAAACGTTCAAAACGAATAAAAACCAAATCGTTATTCTGAACAAACTTAGTAAACCAATCTTTGGTTAATTCTTGCTCATTATTAATGATATTAAATTGTTCCACAAATTCATTAGCATACGAAAGCGGTGTTAATTCTTCGGTTGGCGTCAGTTGTAAAGTAAACGTACCTGCCCCCTTATCTTTATTAGTGGAACAAAGCTGCACCCATGCACTAATATCCATAATTTGATTAAGCGCACGCACATAAATCCACACTTTAATTTCAAGGGCTTTAAACTTAAACAATCTACCTTGATTATTGCGTTCTCTTTTATTTTGCGCCCGTGCCCCATTATTATCAGTTAAATCAATAAAAGGTACATAATCCTTATCTGACATAATGCGATCCATTTCTGCCGTATAGAAAGCATTAAAATCACTTTGTTTTACAAAAATATCTGCGCCTATTACTTTCTGCACTTCTGCTACAATATCTTTGTTCCAAAGATATACAATTGTTCCATGCTTTATCCATGGTGGATTTTGTGCCGAGCCTTCTGCCTGATCAGTTTTCTTCTTCTCTTCTGGAGTGTAAGTTTCCCAAATACGAGCAGCATTTGTCAGCCCTTCCACTTCCAAATTCATCCATTCGTCTGTAGAAAAATCTTTATCTAACAATTCCAATCTAACAAGTTCATCCCAGAAATCATACATTTCTGCCTTTTGCATTGTTACGCCATTAATGCCCGTAAATTCAAACTTGGTTACGGGCATTTTATCTTTGTTATCGTCAGCCATTTGTTATTCTAATTGAATGTTCATATTATTTAAAGCTTTCTTAAACTCAGTTGGAAACGCTTTTACTATATCATATAATTCAGTAAGCTTATCCAAAGTCCTTTGAGGCATTTCCGAATCTATCATTACCGGAATAGGCTTTTCTATAGATTCTAAAACTGCTTTCAACCCCCCATATTCTTTCAATGTCTGAGTTTCATACGCATCAGTTGTTTGCCTGTTAGCAGTACCAGCAGTTGATCTTTCTAAGGTACTTACCTTAGATTGTGCGTTTGCACTACTATATACACCTCCTTGTTTCGTTCCTTGCCCAAATACTTCCGCCCCTGTTTTATTCTCAAGGTCAGCAGCTTTAATATCACTATAAGATAAGTTTGGGAAAATGGCTTTTAAAGTATGCCGCATAGCTTCTCCTCCTCCAGTCATTTGTTTTATCCTATCGAAAAATTGTGCTTGTAATTTGTCATTATTAGGCATGTCTTCAATTAATGCCTGTAAATCAGATAAATTCCCCTCAGGATCAATTTCCCTTGCTGTGCGTAGCAATAATGCTTGAGTTACATCATCTTGGGCAACATCCGCTCCCATCAATGCACTCTGCACTCTTTGTAACTGCTTCCCTTCTAATCCTGTAGCATTTTGAATGCTAGTCATAGAGCTAACAATACCTGTGCTATTTATTGAACCAACCTTTTCAAGCACTCTATCTACAATACGATTAAAAGAACCTAAATATTCCCCCAAAGTAGAAGAAATAAGCTGATTTTCATCAGGTCTACCACCGTATCTTTTTTGCAGGTTTGTATCAAAGGCTTGAATAACCCCTGCACCTGTTAGCCCTTCTTCATCCCTTCTAAAACGGGTAGTCCTCAAAACGTTCTCCTGTTCTGAACTTGACACCCCTCGTATGCGTTGGGCTAACAATAACTGCATCATGTCGTCATCGGTGGTATTTGATCCTTTTACACCTGCTCTTAACAATGGTATAATCTTCTCAAAATACTGCGTCATGTTAAGCCCTAGTGTATTAGCTATATCGCCCCTGTATTCTGCTTGTCCCTCTACTTTTCTATTATAAGCAGGATTTACCACAGAAATAGTGGGAGCAGTAATAGTTGGATTGGGAGTTTGATTTCTTAATGCCCCAACTACATTAGCGGAATTTACCCCTGCAACACCTTGAGCAGCAGGTATCGATCCCCCAGCCGTTGCCAATTTTTCATTAGTGTAAAAATCTTCACCAAAATTAGCCTTATACTGTTCACGTAAAGCCCCTGTGTAAGACGTGCCTCTTAAAGTAGCATATTCATTCACTACTCTATCATTATTTCTAGCAGCATTTAAAGCAACTTCTTTTTCAGAAGCCCTAGCTCCTGTCATGCCAAAAGAAACAGTATTTAGAAGCCAATGCTTTAAAACATTATTTTCCCGCTGAAATTGATCCGAAGCCCCATACTGCATTGCACTATACTGTGACTGTTTGCCTAATATTTGTGCAATCCCAAAAAGTGCTGCCCCGTATGGCAACATGCTCATAAGCCCAGAAATTGAACTAGGCATTTTAAATCCACCTCCTCCTGAGGATGGCGAAACAGAGGAAGGTCTTGGCACATTCCTTCCTTCTGGAGTAATAGGTGCGGGCAATTCACCACCTTCTGGTGAAGTTGGTAAAACTCCGTTTGTTTCATTTCTTTGCCCCTGTTCTATAGTATCCCCTATTCGGTTCGTTGCCGCAAGTATTTGTTCTAAAACTGCCAATTGTCGTTCAGGTACATGATCATCTATATTAAGTCTAGGGGATTCTGTGGGTGTAACCTCTATCATTCTTTCGCCCTCTCCAGGACTAACAGGCACTTCCGATCTTTCTACAAATTCCGGATTTGTCGTAGTAGGCAACACCACTCTTTCAACTTCAGTTTGAGAATTTTCTACCCTTTGCGGACGTAAAGAGCTTTCTATTATTTCAGGTTCAGGCTCTTTGTGCCCCTGTCGCTCTGTATTGGTATCATACGTGCCGATATCGCGCTTTTTAGCTATCTCGGGTGGGATAGGCTGCAAATTAGAATCAAAAGCCGTAAAAAGACTATTACGCTCTTTAAGCAAATCAATCTGCTGGCGTATTTGTTGCAACACCCCATCATTGTACTGCTTAAAGGTGCTCTCCATTGCAGTCAAGTCTTCCCAAAGTTCTTTTGCTGCTTGGCGTATTTGTTGGAGTGGGGTGGTATCAGCCGACACCCTAATTCTTTTATCTTCAGCCATTTTGTTTTCCTTCTAATTTTATCATTTCTTCAATTTCCCGCTGGGCTTCATCTAAAAATGCTTCGTGTGTTTGAGCAGTTTTAAACATTTCCCCAATTCCAGGAATATATTTATCAGCGTCATCATTTGCCACTTCTTTCATAAAAAGCTTATCTTCTTCAAATTCCATAAGCTGGTGTATAAAAGAAGATTCCCGATGAGCAGGTGACATGAACGCAACATTATGTTTTATCCTCCACCACCTGTCTATCGGGAATCTTGTATTCCAGCTAATAACGCTTTGTATCAGCTCGTTTCTTTTCATGTTATTTACCCTCTACATCAGCAGCAGTTTTTCCATTTAACAGGTCATTTACTTCTTTAAAGAAAGGCGCAACTTTGGCATAATACGCATCCCGGATTTCTTTATAATCCACAATAGCCAATTCATTAAAGTTTTTCACTTTTAAATCTTCAATCATTTGTGGACATAAAATAGTTAGGGTCGCTTCGATGTCAATCATGTCTAAAGCGTGCTGGGCACTGTTTGCCGGACTCATTACCATAGAGTTGTAAAACCCTCTGGATAAACTTTGCTTCATAGCCTCTATCTTGTAATACTGACCAACATTAGGAAAGCTTACAGGAAATTCATGACCACGAACTGAAATAATTACTTCGTCATTTATCATAATCTTCTTTTATTTTAAAAAGACAGCAGGTTACCCTGCTGTACTTATTGGTTCTAAGTATATACCGCTTATATCGGTTCCGGCAAGACCACCTTCTTGCAACTGGAATGATTGATTAGTAAGCAAACAACCCTGCAAACGAGCAATCGTTTGACCTGTGTTATCTACTTCTGTAACTAATCTACTAGCAGCATCTTCACTCGTCACAGTCTTGGCATACATAGTGATATCAAATGCAATGTCACCCAACACCAAACTATTCTTAATCTGCGCAATGCTTCCAAACTTTTTCAACATCTTTTTCATAATAGGTGTCTCAAAAGAAATGAAATACTGCGAAACACTCCATTGGCACGTGTAAACCACTGCCGGAGCTTCTTGTAATGTCAAACTACCAATACCTTGCACATTGGCACGTTGCACATTTTCCGAAAAATTCAAGTTACGAACATAACCTGCAACTTCATTATCAATTTTGATAAATCCTTTCGGGGCTGTAAATACGTTTCCTCTAGCCATAATTTA